ACGCAGCAAAAGCATTTGAACGATTCTTTTAATTTTGGAGATTTAAAATGGCTACCTATCAAACGTACACCGCTATTGGTCAGCGTGAAGACCTTTCCGATGTTATTTATAACATTTCACCAACAGATACACCTTTCTTTTCGTCTGTAGGCAAAACCAAAGCTACTGCTGTTTATCACGAGTGGCAGACTGACTCTTTGGCTGCGGCCTCATTATCTAACTACGCTGTTGAAGGCGACACCGCATCTGATGCGACTATGTCTCCTACTACTCGTGTTGGTAACCGCACTCAGATTGCACAGAAGACTATTAAGATTTCTGGCACTTTGCAAGCTGTTGACAAAGCTGGTCGTAAGTCTGAAAAGGCTTATCAATTGGCTAAGGCTTCTGCTGAAATCAAGCGTGACATGGAAACCTCTGTATTGAGCAACCAAGTAGCTGCTAACGGCAACTCCTCTACTGCTCGTAAATTGGGCGGTCTGCAAGCATGGTTGGCTACCAATGGCTCTTTCGGAACTTCTGGTTCTGCTGGTGCTTCTGGTACTACTGCTCGTACAAACGGCACAAACCGCACTTTCACAGAAGTTTTGTTGCAAGCTGTTGTTAAGCAAGTTTATGCCTCTGGCGGAAACCCTAAAGTGTTGATGGTCAACCCTGCACACAAGCAAGTAGTTTCTGCTTTTGCTGGTATTGCTGCTCAACGCTTCATGGCTCCTGCAAATGCTCCTACTACCATCATTGGTGCGGCTGACGTTTATTTGAGCGATTTCGGTACAATTTCTGTTGTTCCTAACCGCTTTATGACTTCTACCAACTCATGCGATGAGACAGCATTTGTGCTTGACCCCGACATGGCTGCTATCGCTTACTTGCGCCCATTCCAAACCAATGAATTGGCTATGACTGGTGACAACGAGTCAACACAATTGTTGGCTGAGTACACCTTGGAAGTTAAGAACGAAGCTGCTCACGGCATCATTGCTGACTTGACACCCTAATCTAGGGTAATACCGAAAAATGCCTCAGACTAATCCTCTGGGGCATTTTCTTTTCTACACAAACTGTTAGAATTAGTGTATGGAAAACTTTAGAAAAACTGCTGTTCATGCCGATGGTGATGGTGGCATCATTATTGAAACTCGTCAGGATATATCTGCAATCATTGAGCAGAATAAAAAAGAGTACAACTCTTATGATGAGAGATCAAAGTGGTCTGATGAATTGTTTGGCAATAAAGTTGCATCTATCCCGATGACTGTGATTGATGACCTAAATGCTAAAGGAATTATGCGTGGTTTTGCTGTGCTAGATGAGAAGCGTTTTAAAGCATGGTTAAACGAAAGAGATAACAGAGTTTTTAGAACTCGGACAGGAGTCGTATGAGTTTTGCAACTTACTCTGATTTAAAGACATCGATTGCGGGCTACTTGGCTCGTTCTGATCTCACTACTCAGATTCCTGACTTTATTACATTTGCTGAGAACAGACTCCGCAGAGAATTGCGTATTCGTCAGATGCTAAAGTCTGTAACGACTTCAACTGTATCTGGTGATTCAACTGTTGAACTACCTAGCGACTTTATTGAGATTCGTGACTTTGTTGTTTTAACAAATCCAATTCAGCCATTGAGTTACTCTAGCCCATCTGCTTTGTCTAATGACCCAAGAGCATCTGAAGTTGGTGTGCCAAAGTCTTACACAATCCTTGCAAGCGAATTCTTACTTGCTCCTCCACCTGATGGCATTTACACATTGAGAATGTTGTACTTTGCTGCACCTTCTTACTTGTCTGGAACTAACGCATCTAACGTGTTTCTCAATGTTGCACCAGATGCTTTGCTTTACGCTTCTTTGATTGAGGCCGAGCCTTACTTGATGAACGATGCTCGAATCAATACATGGGGAACTATGTATGACAGGGCTATATCTTCTCTTACCAAGTCTGACGAACAAGGTCAGTATTCTGGTGTCCCATTAGCAATGAAATTAACTCCAAGGTGAAACTATGGCTGAAATGAGCAACTATCTTGAGAACGCTTTAATTAACGTAACTCTCCGAGCAACAGCATACACAGCACCAACAACTGTGTATCTTGCTTTATACACAACTGACCCAACTGATGCAGATACTGGTACTGAATGTTCTGGCACTAGCTATGCTCGTCAGTCTATAACCTTTGGTGCGCCTTCTAATGGTGTTTCTACCAATACTGCCGCTATTGAGTTTCCTCAAGCTGGTGGTGCATGGGGAACAATCACACACATCGGAATCCGTGATGCGTTGACTGTTGGCAACTTGCTGTATCACACTCCTCTGGATGCTTCTAAAACTATTGCAACTGGAGATGTATTCCGTGTTGCTGTTGGTTCATTGAGCGTTACTTTGGCGTGAGATGGCTGATTTACTGCCTCCGTGGACAATTGACTCGCTAGACAATTTAAAGTCTAGCATTGATGACTTAACACTCACACTCGATAGTCCACTTTACACCACCTCAGTAACCCTATGGGATGCCTATGGGTCTGTTAACGCTTCTGCGAGCGTTACGGCTGATGCTACTAGGGTTCAGTTTGGTGGGGCGGTAGTAAATGGTACAGCGACAGTAACGGCAGACGCTACAAGAATTCAGTTTGCTAGTGCAAGTATAGATTGCACAGCTACTACAGTTTGTGCAGGTATAAGAGTACAGTTTGCCTCTGGAGCTATCGATGCCAATGCAACAGTTACTGCGGATGCTACAAGGGTTCAGTTTGCGAGTGGTAGTGTTACCGCTAACGCTGATGTAAGTGCATCAGGAACTCGTGTCCAGTTTGGTACTGGTGCTATTACTGGTAATGCTGATGTAGCTGCTTTGGGTGGTATTGTTGCCAATGCTGCGGCTTCTGTAACTGCCGATGCAACAGTAACTGCTAATGCAATAAGAGTTCAAAACGCAAGTGGCGCAATTACTGGTGATGCAACAGTTTCTGCTAATGGTGGCTTGGTTGTCGGTGCGGTAGCAGACATAAGTGCAAATGCAGTCTTTACAGGTAACGCATCTGCTATTTATGCGGGTGTGGGATATGTCAATGGTTTATGTTTGGTGGCGGCTAATGGCGTAATCCTTGGTGAAAATTGGACACCAGTACCACAAGACGCTAACACTTGGACACCAGTATCTGTTGGTGGCAATACTTGGACAACAGTATCGAGCGATTCAAATACATGGACACCTGTGTCTGCCAATGACAATACATGGACACTACAGTCTCAAGGAAGTAATACATGGCTACGACAAAACTAATATTTGGTGAGTGGATGCCTGACCAACCAAGCATTTCTGGTGCTTTGGTGGATGCTAAGAACGTGGTATCTCAGGCCATTGGTTATGGGCCATTTCCCTCTGCGGCTACATTCTCTGCGGCTGCGGCTGAAAACCTTACTACATTGGTAGCAGGGAAAACACCTACAAATGCGACTAAGTTATTTGCGGCAGGTTCTACCAAGATATATGACGTATCTGGTGTAGGTGTTTTAACTGATGTTTCTAAGAGTGGTGGATATACGCCTAACGCATCTGCTGACAGATTTAGGTTTACTCAGTTTGGTAACGTGATTATTGGAACTAATAATAGCAATCCAATGCAAGCGTTTACTTTGGGTACTTCTAGTGCATTTGCTGACTTGGCGGCTACTGCTCCAGTTTGCAAGTATCTTACTGTTGTGCGTGATTTTGTAGTGACTGCATTTACTACCGAGTCATCTGTTGTTTATCCTGCTCGTGTTCGTTGGTCTGGTATCAATGATGAGACTGCATGGGGAACAAGCCAAGTAACTCAAGCTGATTACCAAGATATCCCTGATGGAAGCCAGATCGTTGGAATTCGTGGTGGTGAGTTTGGCCTTATCCTGATGGAAAAAGGCATTACTAGAATGAGTTATGTCGGTACACCTTTTGTATTTCAGTTTGACAATATCTCACGAGGTAAGGGATGTATTGCTGCTGGCTCTATTGCTCAATTACAGGGTATAACTTTCTTTTTGAGTGACGATGGTTTCTACACTTGTGATGGACAAAACGTCACAGCTATTGGCTCTGAGAAGGTAGATCGTTGGTTCTTTAGTAATGCAGATGAGAGTGCATTTGACACTATGTCTTGTGCTGTTGACCCTGTACGAAAACTAATTATCTGGAACTTTAAGAATACTTTTTCTCAAAGAGTTTTAGCAATTTATAACTTTAGAACTCAAAAGTGGACTTATGGAGATGCAGGAACTGATTACATTTCAGACGCATCTACATCTGCTACGACTTTGGAGGGATTAGATTCTCTTTCCAGTAGCATTGATGCCTTGACTGTGAGCCTAGACTCTATTCTTTACATGGGTGGTAAGTATTTCCTTGGCGGTACTTATGGAACTCGTGTAATGACGTATAACGGGGCATCTGCTACTGGTAACATCATTACAGGCGATTTAAACGCAGGTGGTAGATCGGTAGTCACTTTGGCTAGACCATTGGTAGATGCGGGTTCTGCGACTGTTGCCGTGGCTTCTAGAACGCTTTTGAGCGAGCAAACTAACTTTGGTACGGCAGGTACTGCTGACTCTGATAACAGGATTTCACTTAGGTCTAATGGTAATTACCATCAGTTTAGGGTTATCCCTACTGGTAACTGGAAAACTGCCGTTGGCTTGGATATTGAATTGCAAGGTCAGGGAGTTCGATAATGTTTAGAAGTCTTCCTGCTTTCGGTGGAGATCAAAGGCAAGTAGCTGAGATTGTTCGTGGTGTTATGGATGGTAAAACAAATAACACAGGTTCAATTACTTTGGCTGTTGGTGGGGCTACTACTACAACATTGAGCGACAGAAGAATTGGTGCTGATAGTGTGATTATGTTTGTACCTGCGTCTGTTGCGGCTAATGCTGATTCTGCAAGAATATATGCTAGTGGACAAGGACAAGGAACGGCTACAGTAAATCATGTAGCAAATTCAACTGCCAGTAAAACATATAAATATGTTGTTATTGGTTAACTTTCAATCTATAATGGATTCCGTGGATGACCCATCTTGGAATCCGAAACTCTAGGAGTAAAAGATGGCTACGACTACCACAACCTCAATTGACCCAACGATACAGCCGTATCTGCAATATGGCTTGACTGAAGCCCAGAAGATGTATCAGGGCGGTGGCCCACAGTATTATGGCGGTCAGACTTATGTAAGTCCATCAGAGACTACTCAAACTGGTTTACAGGCTCTTGAAGAACGAGCCAAGTTGGGTAATCCTTTATTGCAGTCTGCACAGAATCAACTTCAAAATACTATTTCTGGTGGGTTCTTACAAGGCAATCCATTCTTTCAAGGCGCATTTCAACCTGCGGCACAAGCGGCTCAGTCACAGTTTGAGCAAACATTGGGTAACGTAGGTTCTGCGGCATCTAAAGCAGGTCGCTATGGCGGTGGTGCGGCAAACACATTGCAAGATCGTGCAAGTGGTCAGTTTGCTAAGAGTCTGTCTGATACTGCTGGACAACTGGCTTATCAGAACTACGCACAAGAAAGAGCCATGCAACAGGCCGCTACGATGGCTGCTCCTCAAATGGCTTCTGCTGATTACCAAGACATTCAGAACTTGTTAGCGGCAGGTCAGGCTCGTGAGGGTTATACAGGCGCAGCACAAAAAGCCGAGATGGATAAGTTTAACTTCTTGCAAAACCAGCCACAGCAGAACTTGCAGAACTATCTCTCATTGGTTTATGGCAACCCAATGGGCAGAGTTGGTTCTTCTAGCACTAGCGGTTATAACGATACTTCTAACTTGCAAAACATTTTAGGTCTTGCGGCTGTAGCTGGTGGCATTGAAAAGAATACTGGTTGGCTTAGTGGCGGTTGGAATCGTTTATTTGGTACGCCTCCATAAGGAATAAATCATGGCTGGACTATTAGACATTTTTGGTACTGGAGGCTCTGAGACAATGGGTCTTTTGGGTATGTCACCAGAAGCAATTCAGCGTAATCGTGACGATGCTCAGGCTCAGGCTTTATATGCTTTGGCGGGTAGATTATTCCAAGGTGGTAATACTGGACAGTCTATTGCTCAAGGCTTACAACTTGGTCAGCAAGCCTACAAAGGTGGAATGAATGAAGCCTTACAAGGCCAACTACAAAATTATCAATTGCAAGAGTTGATTAAAAAGCGTAAACAAGAAGAAAGCATGAGGCAACTTGCTCCTCAAATCTTTACTACGACAACAACACCAGAGCAAGTAACATTTGATGGTAAGCCAACTAATTTTCCTGCTCGTGATGATGAAGGTATTTTAATGCCAAACATGGCAGTTAAACCTGCTCAAACTACAAGAAGCATTGATACCAATAAGCTACAAGCATTAGCAATGATGTCACCAGACCCTATTGGCGCATTGGCAAGTATGGCTAAACTTGTCCCTGACTTGCGTAAGGCAGGTTTTGTTGGTGGTGGTGGTCAAGAAGATAATCCTTTCTTGCAGTTTACTACTGACACTACTATTCCTCCTCACCTTAAAAATCTTGCTACTCAATATGCGACTAGCTTTAAGAATGGATTGATTGACCCTGAGAAGGCTGACCAACGAGTAAAAGAAATATCTGATGCTGTTGGTAGATATCAGCAGTTCCAGCAGTCTCAAACAAGTCTTGATGCAATGAGAGCATCTACTGAAGCTAATCAGCAAGCAATGAGAGTTCTTCAAGCACAAGGACTAGCACAGTCAGCAGAAGGTAAAGCACTAGCTTTAAACATACAGCAACAAATGCTTGATTTAAAGAAGGCGCAAGATGCTAATAAGCCAGAACAATTCTCTTATTCTCAGAAGAAAGAGTTTGATGTTCTTACAAAAGCTAAAGAAGAAGCCAACAAAGCTGACAATATGTCTTCTGTTGCCATGAGAGCAGCACCACTATTGCAACAGGCTTATGGTGGGCGTTTAGAGGCTGGTGTTAAGAATGTTGCTGGCGCACTTGGTATCGGTACTGAGGCCAAAGATGCAAACGATAGATTGGCTACTTTGTCACAATCATTAGCTTTGAATACGCCTAAGTTTAGTGGCCCTACATCTGATGCTGATGCTAAACGATATGATAAGGCTGTTGGTGATTTGGCTAATCCATCTGTTTCATTGTCATCAAAAGAAGCTGCAATTAAAGATATTCAATACTTGTCACAAAAAGCTAAGGCATATGCTGAACAAGCTGAAAACTTCTTCTTTGAAAACAATAAGAGTTTGCGTGGATTTAAGTTTATTGCACCTCCAGACCCATCTGAAAATCCTTACAGAAGGTAAATATGGAAAAGCCAACAGCTAAAGATATTGCTTATCTAAAAGCACATCCAGAAAGCGCATCACAGTTTGATGAGATTTTTGGTGAAGGTTTATCTGCAAAGATTATTCCTAAAAACCCTGCATCTGCTGCGTTTGGTGTTTATCCTCAAATGGGTAATAAACGAGCAGGTCAATCAGAGGATTCATCTGTTAAATATGCGGGTGCTGCGACTCGTGGTATGGCTGCGCCTTTAGTTGGTGCTGTTGCTGGTACTCCATTTGGCCCTGCTGGTCAACTTGTAGGCTCTATGGCTGTCCCTGTTGGTGATGCGCTTAATGCGCTTATCAATATGATTCTTATTGGTGGAGAGCAGCTTACTGGTAAAGATTTGCCTCGTTTGCAGATGCTTTCTAAAACAGTCCAAGATGCTATGACAAAAGCAGGGGTAGCAAAGCCTGAGACAACTGGTCAGCGCATGGTAGAGGCTGGTTTTAGTGCATTGGGAAGCACAGGTTCGGCAGTAGCATCATTACCTAATATTGCAAGACAAGCTACTACGCCTATGGTGAGAGAGATGGCTACTCGTATGGCTGTTAATCCTGCACAACAATTAGCAACAGCATTACCTGCTGGAGCAACAAGTCAACTGGTAGCAGAAACAGCACAACCTTACATTGGTGATATTCCTGCATCTGTTTTAGGTATGGCGGCTGGTATTCCAGTAGGTGCTATGGGTATGCAGACTAAAGCAAGAACACCAGAGCCTTTGACATTTGCTGAACAACGCAATGCTGCTATGGCTGGAAAGGCTAAAGTTCTTGGTTTTACTGATGAGTTAGGGTTAACACCTGCTCAGGCTGGTGGAGGTAAAACTGCTCAATTGTTTGAGGCTGTTGCTTCTACATTGCCGTTCTCATCTTCTCAGTTTACTAAGAAGTTTAATCTTCAGGCAGATCATGCTGAGAAGGTTCTCAATCAGATTGCTAATATGTTTGGCGGTATGCCAAGCGCACCTGATGTAGCGTTCTCTGGTGGTGCAAAGGCTGTTAGACAGGCTGCTGATAGAAACGTAAATAGCATTGGCGAAACAATTAAAAATGTTTCATCTCAGTCTGATATTGTTTTAGCTGAAGTTCCTAACTTTAGATCAGGAATTATGAAGGCGAGAGAATTGTTAAATTCTTTGCCTCCATCAATGAGAAAAGAGCCATTGTTCAAGAGCTTTGAGGAGTTCTACTTTGGTGCTAAGAATGAGGCATTGGATAGACAGGTTCAAGCTGCATTAGACCAAGCTGGATTGCAACCAACAAATGCTAACTACAAACAGTTTGGTGACAATATTCGTCAGCAATTGATTGACTCTGGAGTTCCTGAGTATTCATATCAGGGCTACGAGCAAAAGGGTTATATCTCTGGTTCTGATTACCAAGATCAACGTAAGTTATTTGGTGATTTAGCCTATGAAAAGCGTGGCTCTAAGATTGGTGACGCTTTTAGACAATTGCGTGATACGTTAGATGATGCACGAGACATTACATTCAAAAACCAAGGTCTTGATGCAGAAGTTACAAAGCTCAAGGACTTACGTTCTTCTTATGGCGATGCGGTTAACTTAAATCAGCGTTTCTCAAATGCTAAAGACTCAACAATTGTTAAGACCATAGCAAACAATGAGAGTGGTGCTGCTGAGAAAATAATTCCATTGCTAGATGAAGATGGTAAATTGATGTTAGCTCGTGGTGTATTGGCTGACTTAAAGTTAGGCTCATTAAACAATGCTGGTGATTTGGATATTACTAAGTTTGGTAAGAATCTAATTAAGACTGATGAGAGATCGCCATCTACATTGCCAAGCATTTTTGGTCAAGAGCCAGCTAGTGCTATGGTGGCTTTGGCTGATGTTGCTCAATCTGCTTTGAAGCCTAAGATTGGAAGTAGCCAGACTTCTGAGCGTACAACCATGAAGGATATGCTTACATCTGGCCCTGCAAAGGTGGCTACTATTTTAGGTGGTGGTGCTGCTGTTGGAGTGCCTATGGCGGCTACTGCGGCTAGTTTGGCAGTTCCTGCATTGGCTACTAAAGCATATCTAAGTCCTGCTGTTCAAAACTTTTATGAGCGTATGAATATTACAGAGCCTTTGTTAAACTATATGGCATCTCCAGCAGAAGCTACTCAAATGTATGCTGCTTCTCCGCAAGGTTTATTGGGTCTTGCACCTGATCTAAGATACAAAATTGATTTAACTGGAATGGCTAACCCCTAAAGGAATAATATGCCTCGTACAAAAATCTCGGAATTTAGCGCAACTGCTGCTAGTAACACAGACATTGATTCTATTAACATTGCTGAAGGATGCGCTCCTAGCGGTATCAATGATGCTATTCGTGAGTTGATGAGCCAACTGAAGGACTTTCAGACAGGTGCTGTTGGTGACTCGTTTAACGGCCCTGTAGGTTCTACGACTGCATCTACTGGTGCTTTCACTACTCTAAGTGTATCTAGCACTCTTGGAGTAACTGGAGTATCTACCTTAACTGGTGGTGCTGTTGTTCAAGGTCTAACAGTAGGCCGTGGTGCAGGTGCTGTATCTACCAATACTGCGGTGGGTGCTAGTGCTTTGACGGCTAATACAAGCGGTATTAGAAATACTGCGGTTGGCGATAATTCGCTTGCAACAAATATAACAGGCGCAGAAAACACAGCCGTTGGTCGTTATGCGCTTCAGGCAAACACAAATAACTACAACACAGCCGTTGGAAGTGGTGCGTTGTCTGTTAATGCTGGCGGCTTTGAAAACACCGCAATTGGGCGTAATTCACTTACAGCAAATACTTCAGGTTTATCTTTATCTGCTGGCGGTGCTTATGCTTTGTATTCAAACACCACAGGAAGTTACAGCACGGCATTTGGTAAAGACGCCCTCTATTCCAACACCACAGCATCAAACAACACGGCTGTTGGTTATCAGGCGGCTTACAGTAATACTACTGGTGCTACTATTACAGCAGTAGGTCGCCAAGCCTTATACACAAACTCTACTGGCGCAAACAATGTGGCAGTTGGTAACTCTGCTTTGTACGCAAATACTACAGGAACAAACAACATTTCTGTTGGCGATTATGCAAATGGACAAAACACAACTGGTTCATACAACGTAGCAATTGGTAGAAGTGCTTTAGACGCAAACACCGCAGGCTCAAATAACACCGCTGTCGGTTATCAAGCGGCTTACACAAATAGCAGTGGCACTGGAAACAACAACACCGCAATAGGCTACCAAGCCTTTCTTTACCCGCAAGGCGGTTCATACGATAACGTGGCTGTTGGATATCAAGCCTTGTACAGTTCTGCTGGCAACAACTTTCAGTATTCCACTGCTGTTGGATCAGGAGCATTAAAAGTCAACACAGCCTCTAGCAACACAGCCGTTGGATACCAAGCGGGATATAGCACGACTACTGGTTCCACTGTTGACGCTTTTGGTTATGGTTCACTCACAGCAAACACAACTGGAAGTAACGTAGTTGGCATGGGATGCTTCACATTGAAGTCAAACACTACTGGCTCCAATAACACAGCAGTTGGCAGAGATGCGCTTATTAACAACACCACAGCATCAAACAACACTGCTGTAGGTTATCAGGCAGGTTACTCAAATACTACTGGTTCTCAACATACATTTATTGGTCGATTTTCTGGAACTTATAACTCAACTGGAACTTACAATACTTTTGTTGGTGACTATGCTGGTTATAACAATACTACTGGTTCATACAATACATATGTAGGTGCAAATAGTACTGGTTATTTAATGACTACAGGGTCTAAAAATACCATTATTGGAGGTTACTCAGGCAACCAAAATGGTCTAGACTTTCGCACCAATTCAAATAGGGTAGTTCTTTCTGATGGCGATGGGTATGTACGTTTTTATCACGATGGAAATGCAACTGGATTTTTATATCCAAATGTGTCAGGCTCTTCAAGTGTTAAATATGGTTGGGATACTGACCGCTTTTATCCAAACCCAGACAATACTTTAAATTTAGGCTTGGCTTCACTTAGATGGAATACTTTATATGCATCCAATCCTATAATTAATACATCAGACAGAAACGAAAAGCAAGACATTCAAGATTTGTCTGAGGCTGAATTGGCTGTTGCTCACGAAATAAAAGGTTTATTTAAATCATTCCGTTGGAAATCTGCCGTGGCAGAAAAAGGTGATGGCGCTCGCATCCACATTGGTGTAATTGCCCAAGATGTTCAAGAAGCATTTACAAAACACGGCTTGGATGCAACACGCTATGCTTTGTGGTGTTCTGATACTTGGTATGAAGTTGATGGAGAGCCACGAAACAATGATGGTTTTTACACTGCAGAAACGCCAAACGCCGTATCAAAAACCCGACTTGGTATTCGCTACGAAGAACTCTTGGCATTTGTAATTGCCGCACTTTAACCCATTGAAAGGAAAATCATGACTATCGAAACACAAACCCCCACCGCAGAAGAAATTGCTCGTCACTACAGTGCCGCAATGGACTCAGTCAACCTGATTAACGCAGGACAACCAGAAGGCATGACTGATGCTGACTGGGCTGATTGTGTTGCTCGTAACAAAGAGCATCTCAAAATCATGTTGGCTAAGACTTATTGGACAACAGAAGACCTGACACCACTACAGGCGGCTTCAGCATGAAACTCGAATTAGACGTTAACGAAATAAATTTTGTTTTACAGACGTTAGGAAATTTACCATCGTCTAGTGGTGTGTGGCCTTTGATTGTTAAAATTAAAGAGCAAGCCGAAGCACAGTTACCCAAAGACGCACCAGCGGAGTAAATCATGGAAGAAGTTACCCACAAGCAAATCTACGACAGACTCGTTGAAGTCGAAAGTAAGGTAGATAGCATAGACAAGAACACCAAAGGGCTTGTAGAGGCGTTTGATGCCTTACAGGGTGCTTTTAAAGTGCTTGGGTGGGTTGCTTCTGCTGCTAAACCTATTCTGTGGATTGGCGGGTTAATCATGGCGGCTGGTGCTGTTTGGCAGACATGGATTAAAAAGTAGGTCATGTGAAATGGCTTCTTTTATTATTTCTTTGTTTTGTTTTTTGGGTGAGTGCAAAAGCACCTTGCACAGTTTCCGACTTCTACGCTCTGAGTTGGCTGGGAAACCCATCGGAGAGGCATCAGAGATTGTCAGAATGGCTTACCACAAATGGTGATAACTGTTCTTCTGAACAACTGGTAGGAATTTGGAATAACTTAGCTGCTTGGGCTGGAACGGCAGATAGTGCAGAGTTAAGACAGAAAGTTCTTTACTACTACGCAAAGGCTGTTGAAAGGGAAAAGAAGTGATAACTCTCAACAAATGGTATCCAATGGTTCAACCAAACTATGACGCAAGGATGGTTGCGTTTGATCGTGCGATGGAAAAGAAACTAGAGCAATACAAAGAAGCCGTGGAATGTAAGAAACAAGCCATCAAGACGCAAGAATTAGAAGTTGAGCTTTACAACAAAAGAGCTAGTGAGAATACAATTTCGTTGGAGAATATCAACAATCACCGACGTTTTGCAATATTTGTATAAGGATTAAATATGTTTGGATTAGATGCACTTTTAAGCGTGGGCAACAAGCTCATTGACAAACTGATTCCTGATCCTGAGCAAAAAGCCAAGGCTCAAATGGAGTTGGCTAAGATGGCGCAAGATGGCGAGTTGGCAAAAATGGCTAACGAAACCAAGCTATACGAGGTAGAGCAAGAAAATGTCACTAAGCGTGTTGAGGCAGATATGGCATCTGACTCTTGGTTATCCAAAAATATACGCCCTATGACCCTCCTATTCCTTTTGGCGGCCTATTCTGGCTTTGCTGTAGCTTCTATCTTTGAATATGAGACTCGTGGTGCTTACGTTGAACTGTTAGGCCAATGGGGAATGTTGGTTATGTCGTTTTACTTTGGCGGCAGAACAATGGAAAAAATTGCTGACAGGGTGAAAAAGTGAAGTTAACTGAACATTTTTCTTTAGAAGAACTGACATTTTCAGAAATTGCAGAACGCAATGGATGGGATAACACACCAAATGACAAAGAACTTGAAAACCTTAAACGACTCGCAGAATTCCTTGAAGACGTTAAACAAGCCCTTGGAGGAAAACCAATCATTGTTTCATCTGGTTTTCGCAGTAAGCAAACAAATGATGGAGTGGGTAGTCGTGACAGTTCTCAGCATCGGATTGGGGCTGCTGTGGATTTCCGAGTTCCTCAATTAACACCAGATCAAGTAGTTAGAGCAATCATTTCATCAGACCTCAAATTTGACCAAGTCATAAGAGAGTTCGACAGGTGGACTCATCTGAGTATTCCTAATACTGTTGATGCCAAACCAAGAAAGCAAGCACTTATTATCGATAAATCAGGCACTAGACCATTTGTTTAATAAAGTTGACATAAACAAAGTCTAATGTCTCGCCTATGCCAAATATCCCCACAATAGAAGACGCACAATACTTTGCACAATGTGTAAAGAAGTGGCAAGAAGTCTTAAACCTTGGGGATTGGAGAATTGAAAAAGGGTTAAAACCTGCCAAGCAAGCAATGGCCTCTGTAGAGTTTAACGAGGCCGCAAGACTTGCTGTTTACCGACTTGGTGACTTTGGTGCAGAGAAAATAACCCATCAATCCCTTGATTGCACAGCACTACACGAGTTACTTCATGTGATGCTGCACGATCTTTTGACAGCGGCTCAAGACCCTAAATCTTCGCAAGATGATATAGATAAGCAAGAGCATAGAGTGATTAACTTACTTGAACGACTCTTAAAGGATTCTAATGGCCTCGCATAATCAAACTTGCACAGATGATGAGTTCATTGCTTTATGGGAACAACATCAGTCTGCTACAAAAGTAGCGAGAGCATTAGGTATCGCTACTCGTAATGCGTATAACAGAAGACGCAACATAGAACTTGAATACAACATCAAGCTGTTTAGTGCTGACCCTAGAGGGTATATGCACGATACTAGGCAAGCATCATACTCACCACTAAAGCAGATAGACCTCGGCATACTTGACGGGGTAGTACTGTGCTTCTCAGATGCCCACTTCATTCCATCGGAGCGATCTACGGCATTTAAAGGGCTTCTATGGGCTATTGAGGCTCTTAAACCAGTAGCGGTGATAGCTAATGGTGATTCTTTCGATGGAGCGTCTATAAGTCGACATGACCCAACTGACCAACCAGCTACAACTGTTTTACAGGAATTAAAGGCTACTCAGGCTTCATTAGGTGAGATTGAAGAACGAGCCAAAGCTGAACGTCATAATGTCCGACTAATCCACACTTGGGGAAATCACGATGCAAGGTTTGCAAATAGACTTGCACAACACGCACCACAATATAAAGATGTACTTGGATTTAAGATAACTGACCATATCCCTGATTGGGAGTTCTGCTGGGGTTGCTGGCCTACATCTAAAGTGATTGTGAAGCACCGATATAAGGGTGGTATTCATGCTACGCATAACAATGCGCTTTCAAGCGGAGTTTCGATGGTAACAGGACACCTTCATAGTTTAAAGGTAACCCCCTACAATGATTATAATGGCGTGAGATATGGCGTGGACTCAGGGACATTAGCAGAGCCAGATGGCCCTCAGTTTACTTATGCCGAATTAAATCCATCTAATCATCGGTCAGGATTTGCTGTGCTGACGTTTTTTAATGGTGAACTATTGTGGCCTGAGCTAGTCCATTCGTTTAGTGAAGGACATATCCAGTTTCGTGGTGAAGTAATTGATGTGAGCGAATTTTAGTCCTCACAAGGGCAATTAACACTTAAATCACATGAGTTCTTGGTTAATTATCCTTACAGGGGCAATTTATGCCTATATCGCTGCTGAACAACTCTACAGAGGAAATCCCTCTATGGCGGTTGTATATGGCGGGTATGCGTTCAGTAATGTGGGGCTTTACCTGTTAGCCAAGTAAGCCCCATTCATTTACTCTGCGATTTCTTCTTCTTCTGTATCTTCTTCAAGTTCGACTTCAACTTCGTCAATAGCTTCATAGTCAACATCCCAGCCATTTTCTTCTTGGAATTCAATAAATTCCTGAATGATCTGTATTTTTTCAAAGTCATGTGAATGAACAGTAATCTTTTCTTCACCAATCCATCCGATGTTAATTTCCAATGTGTACATAATTTTCTCCATACGCAACCGATTGTTGCAATCAAATGCTAGAGTAAATTTATGTCAGAAACAAGACTATTCTTTTTTGAAAACACCATTAGGAAGTAAAGTTCCCTTTCTGTTCTTGATCTGGTCATAGGCTATCTCCATGCACTCTACAAGGTCTAAATCTTGTATGGCGCAGTAGTTAACCAAGCAAACCATTACATCCCCTACAGAGTCAATAATTGCATCTCTGTCATGCTTTATTGTGGCATCAGCTAACTCACCTATCTCTGATACTGCTTTGAGTAGTTGAGACTCAGGATTGCTGTACTGGATAATCTTACGAGCCTCTGCCCATTGGATAATTTTTATTTCGATTGCTGCGTATGACATTCCCATTCCCTTTCGTTTCTTCCTGAGTTTGATTTAACTGTGTTACCAGTTAGCTGGATTAGACCTAACGCTTTCATCTCACTAAGCCTCCTAGCGACTTGATTGCTATTTAGGTTAGTCAGACTAGCAATACCATCTTTACCAAGCGCACCATGCGTTCTAAGGCACTCTAGGATGGTGTTGTAGTGGTCTTTCGCCACTTCTTTAATTAACTCTGCTGCTTCAAAAGAAGTTAGCGGGTCTGTAGTCCTAACTCTTGGGAAGTCAGGAAAGATTCTGTCAAACATTCTTTTATAGTCCATTATTTTCTCCTTGATGTGGGGGACTAAGCCCCCTATTAAATTAAAAAGGTATTTCAGAATCGTCAAACTCTGCTTTTTTAGGCTTCTTGTTTGGAGAAGCATCAGCAGACTTATTCTTGATAGACAGAGACATAAACTTCTGTCCATCTTTGCTGACCTTAATCCAAGCGGATAGCCAGTATTCGATACCCTCTACGTTTAAACTTCCTTTGTAGTCAGGGAACTTAGCATCGTCTTTTCTGTCATTCTTAAAGAGCGAGCCTCGGTTATTGTTGTCGTATTCCATCATTCTTTCGCTTTCTTAATTGCTGATCTCACTTTACTAGGAAGCAAAGTCCACAATGCCACTTTTTGTTCGGCATCAAGGTTCTCTGCTTCCAACTTTACCCAAGCTGTCTTAGGTTCTTCTTTATCACAGATAGCAATTAAATCCATTGCTAATTCTTTGAGATAAATTTGGTCTTCCTCTGGGATGCTATCCATTGCACCCTGTGTAGGTGTGATGATTACTTGCTCTTTAAGTGGTGCAGATGAGTCCAGAGCATCGTGTTCAACAATCTCCATTGCTGTTACCCAGAGATAGCGTCTGGTATAGGTTTCTACAGCACCGAGGTTCTGGATAGGATGACAGCCCTTGAGATTAGCTTCTGCCATTGGTGAAGTAATAACGATGTTAGTGCCATCGTCTGTGTCTGTGATAGTCAGGCTTGCGATCTCGGTATCGTAGGACACTACACCGCAAAGGCCAACCTCATTAAAGATTTTGTTAATCGTGGGAATGAAGTCACCTAACTCAAAGTATGAGTAGCCAGCAAACTTATTGTGTCCTGACTTCTTTAGTGGTGCTTCTTGCAGACTGATTCGTGCTTGCATTAACTTCTTATGTACCATTTTAATTTTCCTTTAAGTATTCTTCGATCATTGCTTCTTTATCTTCTTCGTACAAATCTGCGAAAGGTACAAAGTGGTTTTCTCCACAGCAACTAAAACTGCTACCTTGTGGTTCAGTACAGTAGCAGCAGTAATTTCCTGATAGGTCTTGGATTGCTTCTTCTCGTGTGACTAGCTTAATCATTAGCCTCTCCAAGCCAAGAGGACACCCCAGCCACCAAAGATGATGATGGCTAACGTACACTCAACTACTGTTTGTATAATCTTACTTTTCATTTGGTTCTCCTTAGATAAGCCAAATGTAAATGCCAGTAGCTTTGGGGTACTGAGACAAGATTTGCTTTTCCAACTCATAACGCCCAACAGCCCAGATTTCTTCAGCGTTATTTTTGTAATCGCAGAAAAAATTAACTCCGTAAAGTTTCATCTTGATTTCCTTAATGGCCCGCTTACGAATTGTTGCGGGTTGAGGGAAGTATATCAAAGTAAACAAGTAGGTAAACAATTATTTTCTAGGTACTTTCCCTAGTGTTGTTTATTGTTAACTTTGCTATACTAGAGGAATGGACAAACAAAAAGCTATCACACTTGCTGGCTCACAGAGTGAGCTTGCTAGAATACTCGGAATCACTAGGGCGGCTGTCTTTCATTGGAAGACAATCCCTAAACTACGCATCTATCAACTAAAAGAATTAAGGCCAGACTGGTTCA